AAAAAGGTATGAGCAAAATGGCAAACGGTGGAATGACTTCCGCAAAAATGGGTTCTGTAAAAACTGCTTCTCCTAGCCGTGATGGTCTTGCTACCAAAGGCAAAACCAAAGGCACCATGATTAAAATGTCTGGCAGCACTCCTTTAGGCATGAAGCACGGCGGCAAAGCTGGTTAAACCATGATAGCCTCACGCGGTATGGGAGACATTCTCCCTTCCAAAATGCCCAAAGGCGCTAAGAAAGCTCGCCGGGATGACACTGACTTTACCCAGTATGCTAAAGGCGGAAAGACGGCGCAGTACATGCGGTTTTCTGAAACAGGAGAACCCGTGGGTATGACCCCAGTTGGGTGGAAACCTAAAAAAAGTAAAAAATAATGACCACTTCAAGCGTTTCTGCTTTCAATCTTGACCTTTCTGAGATGGTGGAAGAGGCGTTTGAGCGTGCGGGTTCTGAGATGCGTACGGGTTATGACCTTAGAACTGCCCGCAGGTCGATGAATTTAATGTTTGCTGACTGGGCAAACCGTGGTGTCAACATGTGGACGTTTGAGCAAGACATGATTACGCTTGTTCAAGGCCAGCCAACCTATGCTTTGCCTGACGATACGGTGGATTTGTTGGAACATGTCATCAGAACCAACGCAAACAACACCAGTAATCAGTCAGATTTGACCATTACGCGTATCAGCGTATCCACTTACGCCACAATCCCCAACAAATTAACGCAAGGACGCCCCATCCAGATATGGATTCAGCGTTTATCTGCACAAGAGTCCCTTTTGCCGGGCACTTTGCAAGCGGCAATCACCACAACAACCACTTCCATCCCAATTACCTCCTTGGTCAACGTGCCCAACGCAGGTTTTATCAAAATTGGTACTGAATTGATAGCATTTAACGAGTATCAAGCGGCCACATCTACTGCGCCAGCGTATCTTTTGAATTGTGTACGTGGTCAAAGCAATACAACAGCCGCCGCACACAGTGTTGGCGACTTGATCTACTACTCTCAGAAGCAAAGCGTGACCGTTTGGCCAACTCCTGATGGGTCACAGTCCTACCAGTTGGTTTATTGGCGTATGCGTCGTTTGCAAGACGCTGGCAACGGTGTAAACACGATGGATGTACCGTTCAGGTTCATTCCTTGCCTAGCCGCTGGCTTGGCTTACTACATTGCGCTTAAAGTACCAAATGGTTTGGAGCGTTTGACGGTTTTAAAGTCTCAATATGACGAGGCTTGGAACAATGCGGCCCAGGAGGATCAAGAGAAAGCGGCTGTCAGGTTTGTGCCTAGACAGATGTACATCGGTGGTGGCTCTTAATGGGCAATAAGTTTTCCTCCGGCAAGAATGCGATTGCGGAGTGTGATCGATGTGGCTTTCGCTATAAGTTAAAGGAACTTAAAAGAGAGATTATCAAGACAAAGGTTTACAATCTTTTGGTATGTCCTCAGTGTTGGGATCCAGATCAGCCGCAGTTGCAATTGGGTATGTATCCAGTTGATGACCCACAAGCGGTCAGGAACCCAAGGCCGGATTTAAGTTATGTGGCGTCTGGCTTGTTGGCAGATGGCTACCAGGGTGAAGGTAGTCGAGTATTTCAATGGGGGTGGAACCCTGTGGGTGGGGCAAGTAGTTTTGATACGGTGTTGACACCAAACTACTTGATGCCCGAGGTGCAAGTTGGTACAGTTACGATAGTTACAACGTAGGAGTTAATGATGGACAAAGAAGACACGAAACAAGACAAGGCTATGATTAAAAAAGCCTTTAAACAGCACGACTCGCAAGAGCATAAAGGCGGTAAGGGTACCAAACTCAAGCTTGCCGCTGGTGGTGTTACAAGTAAAGCGATGATGACAATGGGTCGCAACATGGCTCGTGCAGCCAATCAACGCAATACCGGAAGGGGTCGATAATGGCTAAGATCAACAATTTACCTGCGTCTGCTTATGCTGCCCCTCACACCATGAGCGGTAAAAAAGTGGGCATCAGTGAGACCACTGGCCCAAGCAACAAGAAATACATGAAAGACGCCAACGTGTCTGTTGCCAATACCCACAGCAATGAATATCCCGGTGTAAAAACATCAGGCATCAAAGTGCGTGGTACAGGTGCAGCAACTAAAGGTTTAATGGCTAGAGGGCCAATGGCTTAAAGACATGAACTATACGCAGTTAAAGACAGCAATTCAGGATTACACCCAAAACTATGAAACTACTTTCATAGCGGATTTGCCCGTCTTTATCACGCAAGCTGAACAGCGTATTTATAACTCTGTTCAATTTCCGTCTTTGCGTAAAAACATGACGGGAGTTTTAACTGCGGGCAATAAGTATTTAAGTTGTCCAAACGATTACTTGTCTACGTACTCTTTAGCTATTTATACAGCTCCTGCAAGCGCGCCTACGGCTACAGGAACGTCAGGTGCGTTTACCATAACGGTGTCAATCTCTACAGGTATCGTAGTAGGTCAATATGTAACAGGCACAGGGATTGGTACAGGCGCGTATGTGACGGCCATATCCACAAATACTATTTCTTTGTCAATAGCCAATAGTGCTACGGTATCTGGAGCAATCACCTTCCAGGGCGAGTATTTGTTTTTGTTGAACAAAGATGTTAACTTTATCAGGCAAGCGTACCCAACTCCTACATCTACGGGTATGCCCCAGTATTATGCTTTGTTTGGCCCCACTGTAACAAATAGTGTTATCACCAATGAGTTAAGTTTTATCCTTGGGCCAACACCAGATATTAATTACAATGCAGAGTTGCATTTTTACTATTATCCTGAGTCTATTACCGTTGCCACCAGTGGTCAGACTTGGCTTGGGGATAACTTTGATACTGTGCTACTGTATGCTTCCTTGGTCGAGGCTTATACCTTTATGAAGGGTGAAGCCGACATGATGCAGTTGTACAACACCAAATTCATGGAAGCCCTTGCATTGGCTAAACGTCTGGGTGATGGGTTGGAGCGTCAAGATGCGTACCGTACTCCTCAGTTTAGGCAAGGGGTTAACTGATGTCTTTATACCAAACGGCTACTACCAGCTTTAAGGTTCAGTTAGCTCAAGGTCTACATAACTTTGGGCCAACCAGCCCCAATACGTTCTACATTGCTTTGTTCACGGCGGCGTCTACCATTAACGCATCTACCCCTACGTACAGCACAGCCCTTGTTGGGGAGGTTGTAGGCACAGGTTACACGCAAGGCGGTCAACCATTAACGATTGTTACAACGCCCACATCAGGCGACACCAATGGAACAACCGCATACTGGTCGTTTACCAATGTGGTATGGACACCCGCTGCGTTTACAGCTCGTGGGGCTATGATTTACAATACAAGTCAAAGCAACGCATCTGTTTGTATTCTTGATTTTGGTGCGGATAAAACCTGCACCAATTCATTCACGATTCAATTTCCAACCGCTGTGGCCTCCAGCGCTATTTTAAGGATTGCATAATGGCAATAGTAACAACAACCAAAGGCGACATGGACGAGTCTCTTCTTGAAAAAAGAGAAGGTTCAGTCGATAATGACAACGAGTACACAACATGGGTTGAGTATTGGTTAGATGGGGAGTTGGTTCACAGATCAGCTCACGTAACTTTAAAAAAGATGCCAAATTTTGCATCTGCTGAAGCGGCTTCACTATAAGGATTTATCATGTCAAATACACAATCAATGGCAACTTCTTTTATGGGCCAGCTAATGAACGGCGGGCATCAGTTTGGATCAATTACATTGGTCAGTCGAGGTAGCTTAACTGCTCCTACAAAAGACACGTTTAAAGCGGCGTTGTATTTTGCGTCTGCTACGATTAACGCTTCTACTGCCGCTTATTCTGCTACAGGTGAAGTGACCAACACTTCAGGCACAGGATACACGGCAGGCGGCGTAACAATTACAAACGCATATGCGGTTACGGCAACCAATTCATCGATAACAGCAGGCGTGGCTTACTGGACTCCTTCCGCAGACTTTTCGTGGACAGCTTTGACGGTGACCACCGCTTTTGATTGTGTATTGGTGTACAACTCTACGCAAAATAATACAGCAGTCAGCGTTCACACGTTTGGCTCTCAGACTATTAGTGCTGGTACGTTTACATTGACAATGCCTGCCAATACAACATCAACTGCTTTGTTACGCTTGTCTACAACCTGATAGGTGACCTATGGCTGGATGGGGCAGTAATGCTTGGGGCGATGGCCCGTGGGGAATAGGTTTAACCCCGCTAACAGGTGATGTTGCTTCGGGGGGTGTAGGCTCGACTGGCGTTAATTTAACAATTGCTTTAACAGGTGTTGGGGCAACGGGCAATCTTGGTACTGTAGTTGCAAGTAATACAGACTCTGAAACAGGAGATTTTGCAACAGGTAATGTAGGCACGGTTGGGGCAAATCTAACGATAGCTTTGACAGGTGTTGGGGCAAGCGGGGCGGTAGGATCAACCACAGTTAACATCTCAGTAGTCCTATCTGGTGTAGGTGCTACAGGTACAACGGGATCAGTTGCTGTAAGTAATACAAGGGCTTTAACAGGAGTTTTAGCTAGTGGGTTGGTAGGTTCTGTTACTCCAAGTAAGTCGTTTGATATAACTGGGGTGGCTTCTTCTGGTGTTGTTGGGACTGTAACTCCCACAAATTCAGATGCAGAGACAGGCGACTTTGCCACAGGAAACGTAGGTACAGTTGCTCCCAGTTTAACAATTACGTTAACAGGTGTAGGCGGAACAGGGAATGTAGGCACGGTTGTAGCTACGAATGCAATTGATCTAACAGGGGTCAGTGCTACAGGTACAGTCGGGGTTTTGTCTGTTCCTCTGGGCGGCGCTACAGCAACAGGTGCGGTTGGAACAACAGCAGTAAACATCACAATTGCATTGACAGGAGTGGGTTCTAGCGGTGCGGTTGGTACAGTAACAATGACAGGCAGGGGCGCTACTTTAACGGGGGTTGCCGCAGTAGCGCAGGTAGGAACAATGGGAGTTATTTTCTGGAGTTTAATTGATGACAGCCAGACTGCTTCGTGGCAGAATATAGGGAATACACAGACCCCGGGCTGGACAGATGTTAATGATGCTGAAACACCAAATTGGGTTTTGATACCGACATAATGAGGAAAACATGGCAATCACACCAACAACACTATTAAGCTTACCGCTTATTACCACAGGTACAGAGTCTGGTAACTGGGGTGACGATGTAAACAATGGCTTAACGCAGTACTTGGATATTTCTATTGCGGGTACATTGGCTTTGACATCAGCTTCGTTTACAGCCAACGCATTGACCCTATCTAATACGGCTGGTACATATTTAGTTACAAACATTGGCGCATCGACAGCGCAGTATTACATATTAAGTATCAGTTCTTTGGCGGCAAGTGTGACGATCACAGCTCCAAGTTCCAGCCGTTCTTATATTGTTAACAACCTAGACACCACATACAACGTCACGATCAAGGCGACTGGTCAAACGGGCGTAATCATTTATCCCGGCGAGAAAGCCATTGTTGCATTCAGTTCTACGGATTACGTCAAGGTTTCCTCTTATGTGGGTGTGGCGGCACTTCAGTTGCCCAAGGGTACAACAGGTCAACAGCCTACAGGCGTATCGGGTATGTTGCGGTTCAATACCACAACGACTCAGTTTGAGGGCTATAACGGAACGGCATGGGCTTCTGTTGGCGGAGCAGCCATCACCAACGAAACAGCTTTAGCCACCAACCAATATCCTTTGTTTGCCGCCGCAACAAGCGGAACGGCTCTAACTGTTTACACATCCAACGCAAAACTTCTGTATAAACCAAGCACAGGTGACTTTCAATCAGAACAGTTGGTTGCAGGGAATGGCTTATTTATAAACAATCAAACCATCAACACAAGTTATTCAGTACCTGCAACGCAGAGTGCAATGTCAACAGGGCCAATCACGCTTGCGAGTTCTGTGTCGGTTACATTGGCATCTGGTGCTCGTTGGGTAATTCTTTAAGGAACAAACATGGGAAATTTAGTCTTAGCGGGTTCTTCGAGTGGAAGTACCACAATCACTCCATCGGCAACAGGGACGTACACAATTACTCTGCCTGCTGAAACTGGAACAATACAAACATCAGGAGCAGGGTTCACAACGAATGGCGTAGCATACGCTACAAGTACAAG